CGGCTGCTGATGTCCCCCATCCGGCCCACCATCCTGGTGCCACGCGCCGGGGGGTTTGGCCTTGGCGACAGGCTCTGGGATCTGGCAGGTGTCGCCCCAAGCCTGGATCAGCGGTTTGCCGAGAGCCGGAGCCTGATTGATGCGGTAAGTGGCCAGCAGCTGATCACATTTACGAGGGCTAGTGACGGAACGTTTGTCGGCAGCAACGGGCTGATACAGACGGCGGGCACGAACGTGCCGAGGTTTGACCATAACCCGCTGACGGGCGAGAGCCTGGGGCTGCTGGTGGAGGAGCAAAGGACAAACAGCATCCGCAACAACACGATGGCGGGTGCGGTGGCGGGAAGCCCCGGAACAGCTCCGACTAATTGGATAGCAAGCACAACTGCGGCTGGAGTCTCTCGTGAAATTATCGGCACTGGCACTGAAAATGGCATAACCTACATTGATATAAAAGTAAGCGGCACTACAACGTCTTCGCTTTTCTTTGTCATTCGATTTGAAGGGGCGCAGGTCGTAGCAGCAGCCAATGGTCAGACATGGACGACTAGCTCATATATCAAGGTAGTTGGAGGCTCGCTTGCAAACTTATTGCTAAGGTTTGGGATAAACGGAAACGATTCTACCGGCTCGGGCGTCCAGTTTCCAACAAACTCTACGATAAGCCCAACAGGTGCATCGCTAATTTCGCAACGTTTTGCAAACACTGGCACCTTTTCAAATGCAAGTGTTGCCTTTGTGCAGAACTACTTGCAAATCGAAGCCGCTTCAGGCGTCGCCATAGACATCACCCTCCGCATCGGCCTACCCCAGCTAGAGCAGGGCGCCTTTGCTACCAGCGTGATCCCGACATCTACTACAGCAGTTACCCGCAGTGCCAGTGTTGCTGATGTAATCAACCAAGCTATCGCTAACAATATCCGCACGCTGTATCTGGAGTTCCGATCTCCTGCTAGCGGCACGAGAGGTGTTGTCAGTTTGAACGACAACACAGCCAATGAAAGGGTCAACATGCTCACCAGCGGCACAGACCCACGGCTGGTGGTTGTGGATGGCGGCGTAGAGCAAGCCAATATCAACGGCGGCACCATTACTGCAAACACTCGGACTCGTGTTGCAGTGCGAATCAATGAGAACGACTTTGCGATCAGTATCAACGGTGCCGCCGTGGTGACTGACACCAGCGGCACGCTGCCGACTGTCGATCGGCTGATGCTGGGCCGGACGCAGGCTGGTGAGTACCTGAACGGAGCACTGGCCCGAGTGACTGGGTGGCGTGAGGCGCTGCCTAACTCGACGCTGCAGACCTTGGCTGGCTGATCATGTACTGCTTTCGCTTCCCTGACCGCGAGACCTTCCGCAGCCTGGCTGAGGCTGAGGGGCTGATTACGGAGGCTGGCGACCTAATCACCGCCAGCCACACGCACGCCATCGACGAGGTGGGCACGATCTACAAAGGCGGCAGCTACGACCCTGAGACCGGCGAAGTGATCACCCCGCCCGTCGCGCTCGACGGCTGGCACGTCAACCTCATGGCCGCCGATGCCCCTGAGGCGTGGGATCCCTACCTCTGCATCGTCAATCACCCGGTGCGGGTCTTCGCTGGTGGTCCTACCCAGGCGCCCGCTACTGACGTTCTGGAGGAGATCGTGCAATGAACCCCTACCTTCGCGCTGCTGCCCGCAACGAGGCGCTCAGGCTGCAGGCGCTGGAGAAGCTGCAGGCCCGGCAGGCAGAAGAGACGGATGAAGCTATCTACGAACGGGCCCGTAACGACCTGGGCCAGTACGCAGGTGATGATCCCTCCACGCCGGACGTCAACGAGGCGTGGGTGGAGGTTGAGCAGTCCTGATGGCCAGGCAGCTGGCAACCTGGCAGCCACTGCCTGAGCCCTACAGCACCGACTTCCGCTACTTCCTGGTCATCGTCTGGCGCCACCTGGGCCTGCCGGACCCCACGCCTATCCAGCTGGACATCGCTGAGTACATGCAGCACGGTCCCAAGCGGCGGATCGTCGAGGCATTCCGGGGTGTCGGCAAGTCATGGATGGCCGCGGCCTACGTCCTCTGGCTGCTGCGCAACGATCCCCAGAAGAAGATCATGGTGAATTCCGCCTCTGGGGCGGAGGCCAAGAACTTCACGACTTTCTGCCTGCAGCTGATTCGGGACATGCCGATGCTGCAGTGCTTGGAGCCAAGGCGGGAAGATCAGCGATCTGCTGTCAATGCGTTCGACGTCAGCTACGCCAAGCCGGACAAGAGCCCATCGGTCAAGTCGGTGGGTATCTTCGGTCAGATCACCGGCTCCCGTGCGGACCTGATCATTCCCGACGACATTGAGACACCCACCACGTCGTGGTCTGTGGGTATGCGGGAGAAGCTGCTTGCTGCAGTCGGTGAGTACAACGCCATTCTCAAGCCTGGCGGGGAGGTGATGTACCTCGGCACACCCCAGACAGAGGAGTCGATCTACAACAAGCTGCAGCTGCGGGGCTTTACCACCCGCATTTGGCCTGCCAGGTACCCCGACAAGCCGGAAAAGTACGGAGACTCCCTGGCCCCGGTGATTTTGGAGGGCGGGAAAGGGCTGATTGGGAAGCCGACAGACCCCGATCGCTTCTCTGAGCTGGATCTGCTGGAGCGGGAGACGTCCTACGGCCGCTCTGCCTTCGCCCTGCAGTTCCAGTTGGACACGTCCCTGTCGGACATGGAGCGGTTTCCGCTTCGCCTCTCCGACCTGATGGTGCTGGAGGTGTCGGACCACGCCCCCGAGAAGCTGGTGTGGTCCATGGGAGCCGAGTACCGCATCACCGACCTGCCGGTGGTGGGTTTCTCCGGCGACTACTACCACCGCCCGGCCTTTGTTCACGGTGACTGGCTGCCGTTTCAGGGCTGCGTCATGTTCATCGACCCGTCCGGCCGCGGCCAGGACGAGACGGCCTACGCCATCGTGGCGCACCTGAACGGCAACCTGTTTGTGCTGGAGGTTGGCGCCTTCCGCAATGGCTACACCGACGAGGTGCTGGTTGGCATGGCCCAGGCCGCCAAGCGGCGGAAGGTCAACCTGATCCTGCTGGAGGACCAGTTTGGCCAGGGGATGCTGGAGAACCTGCTGAAGCCGCATCTGCAGCTGCACCACCCCTGCACCATCGAGCCGGTGCGGTCGAACGTGCAGAAGGAACGGCGGATGATCAGCGCACTGGAGCCGGTGATGAACCAGCACCGGCTGATCATCAACCGCTCCGTCGTCGAAAACGACTCCAAGGGGCGGGATGACGAGGCGATCGAGAAGCGGCTGGCGTACCAGCTGTTCCACCAGCTCACTCACGTCACCGTCGACAAGGGCTGCCTGCAGCACGACGACCGCCTCGACGCCCTGGCCGGCGCCGTGCAGTACTGGAACGAGTCGCTGGCGATCGACGAGGACCGTGCCATGAAAGAACGTAAAGCCGAGCTGTGGGATCTTGAGCTGGAAGCTTTCATGGGGAACATTGACGGTGCAGTCGATGCTCAGTTTCTTGGGTTCAGCCTTGCGGAGCTTCCGAAGAAAGATGGCGGATCCTGGATCACCACAGCTCGCTCCTAAGCCGCAGCGCCCCCGGGCCTTTGTCATCCGCTTGCCGGGTGTCTTCGTCGGCTACAACGGCCACAAGATCAAGGGTTCATTCCAGACTGTCGTCGTGGCGCTCAGCGAGGAACAAGCCTGGGACCTGGCCATCCAGCATGACGTCTGGCAGCAGCTGCCATTCGACGTGCCCAACGTCCAGATCTTCCCGAAAGACCCCGCGGTAAAGGCATGAGCACCATCCGGCTGACCGACGCGGCTGATCACTACCAGCAGCTGCCCCATCAGATCGCCGCCTGGAACGCCCTGCAGGGCTCTTTGACGGCTGAGCAGCTGGATGACTTCGCAGAGCTGTACAGAGCGGCTCCAAAGCCCACCGAGGCGCCTTTCACGCCCCAATCGCCCTTCAGCTACCGCGTTACCCCCAACATTCAGTACGGCGAGATCACCCTTTGGTCGGAATCACGCCGGTTTGTGTCCCAGCACCAGTGCAACACCGCCATGTTGCTGTGCCAGTTCCTTGAAAAGGCCCGGATTCACTTCTCCCACAAGCCGGTGATCATCACGTCCGGCTACCGGCCGCCCAAAATCAACGCCCAGGTGGGTGGAGCCAGCCGATCGGAGCACCTGTACGACGCTCCCGACACCGGAGCCATCGACTGGTACATCGATGGCCTGTCTGTTCACAGCCTGCAGAACTGGTGCAAGGTCAACTGGCCCTACAGCACCGGCCTGGGCGCCCCCAAGGGCTTTGTCCACACCGGAATCCGCCCTGGCAGGCCCAAGGTGGTGTGGGACTACTGATCAGCAGAGCGGGCGCTGCTGGCCCGGCGCCGCCGCGGCCTGGTTGCACGGGTCGGTGGCTCCTTCCGCTTCACTTCGTACGGGAACAGCTCGCCGGCCATGTGCAGCAGCAGCTCCAGCAGCGAGTTGTCCTTCAGCTTCGACATGCCGATCAGCTCTGATGCGACGAACAGGCCCAGGGCGATCAATGCTTCGGTGTTGGCGTTCATGGTGGTCACTCCGTTGGGGGTAGGGGCTTCTTCTCCAGGTCTCGCAGCCTGAATTCGTGGTCCTTGATGTCGTTCTCCAAGGATGCGATGTCCTTGCTCAGCTCAGTGCGCAGTGACTGCAGCTCATGGATCACGCTGGCCATCCCAGTCTTCAGTCCTGCTCGCATCGCCACGTTTTCCATGGCGATCTTCCATAAGGCGCCGACCGATCCAACGATCCCGGCTGCGATCAGCGTCTCAAGCATGGAAGGATGGGCTTCCGTTCGTAGGCACGATACCGAGGCAGCCTCGGCAGGCCATGCCTACGGCCGGATCCAGGTTGCGCTGAAGTATTCGCCCAGGACGTTCTGCGGGGCGCCCTGCGAATGCAGGACAAATGCCTCCACGTAGTCGGTCGTGCCGTTCAGGTAGATCAGATCGGAGGTGACGCTTCTGGCGTACAGCGTTGTGTCAAGGGCAGCGCCTTGTGAGTACGGCGCACCGTTCTTGGCAATGGCACAGCCAAACAAGGCCGCCGCAGTCACTCCCTGATACTGCACTGAGGCGTTGACCAGGTAGTAACCGGCGACTGTGGGAGTGAAGCGGTTGGAGGCGTAGCAGATGGCGGTGTCAAACTCCTCCGCGCCAAATGTCACCTTGGTCCAGATGGCGCTGGCTGCCGCAAGTGGCACCCCTTGAGGCGCCCGAAACGCTGGCCCGCCGGCCGTCTTGTCCGGCGTCGCCGCTGCGGGCTGCAGCTCGCTGGTGCCCACCGATGCGGGAGCCATCTGCGTTGCGGTGATCGTGTCGTTCTGCAGCCGGCTGCCCGGGATACTTGCTGCGTTGACGCTGTTCGCCAGGTCTCTCGCTTTGGTCATTGCTCCTTGGGGTTAGAGGACCGAGATGCCGACCTTGGCCATCTCCCGCTTGCGGCGGACATACAGCGACTGCAGCTCCGCTCCTGTCAGCGCACGATCGAAGATGCCGAACTCCGCCACGTCCATCCCGCCTGCGCCCAGGGCCGTGGTGTACGCATTGCCCAGCGAGATCTTGCCGGCCGACGGGGTGTAGGTGGCCGCGGCCGACAGGTTGTATGTCAGCCCGCCGCCGCGCAGGCTGGTGATCAGCTTGGTCGCCCCCGAGAAGTTGCGGGCCATGGCAACGAACACCCACACCGCGGAGTTGGACGAATCGCCGGCCAGGTCGTTGGCGAACACGCTGGCCCGAGCCGTCACCCTCAGCACCTTGGGGAAGGCAGTGCTGTGGAAGAAGATCCCGTAGCCGGTGGTGGCGCCCAGGGATCCCATGATCTGCATGGAGTTGCTTGCCAGGTCTGCGCTGGCACGCACCACCGCAAACAGCGTGTCGGTTGCAGTGGCTGAATCATCCCTGTCGGTCAACAGGGCCTGGCCATCCACCCGCGGCAGCGTCAGGAAGCTGCCGGAGTACACGGGCGCCGTCGACTGCAGCGTCAGCAGCCTGCCGTTGGTTCTGCCGGTCAGGTTTGCAGGAGTGCCCCTGTTGAAGATCCAGTGGTCGTACGTGCCCTGCTCGTACAGATCGAAGAACCGGATGTCATTGGCGGGGATGGTGCCCAGCGACGCAGCAGAAGTGATGGGCAGTCGAATAAAGGCGCTCATGGGTCACTCTCCGATGGTGATGGCCGTCAGCTCAAAGTGCGGGCAGACGTTGTACAGAGGCCGCGATACCCCTGAAATCGTGATCGAGTCGGGGCTGCTGTCGCGCAAGTTCCCAGAGGCTCCTGTCGTGATCGTAAGTCCGACCCCCAGGTAATCAAGGCCGTAGCGGACCTTCACGACGCCCGTGGGGGTGGCCGACAGGACGATCACAGCATCGGAGCCGTCGATCGACACGCTGCTGATCGTTGCGACCGAAGCACCGTCCAGCACCTTGAAACCAAAGTCGGTGGCCAGGGCCAGCGTGGTGGTGTCGAGCACCAGGGGCGGCGCCGGCACATCGAATCGCACCCGGATCACATTCCCCCGGCGGGTGGCCGACAGCGGGTTGAGGAACTTCGGTTTGACGCGATCAAACACCAGTTGCTTGTAGCACCTGCCGAAATATGCACCCAGCCACTTATACCCATCGGGCGTTAAGTGCGTCCCGTCAGAGAAGGGAAGGTGGTAGCAGGGTGTCGCAAGTGTGAACTTGGCATTCTTCTGCGCCAGGTCGAGCTGGGCCAGCGTCACTGCTGCGCTGTTGATCGTCACCCTGGATGACGTCTGGTAGGTGAAGCAGTACACGGGCGACGTCTGCCCGCTGATCGCCTTGATGTCCGCCTCGATGTCGACCTGCAGCTGCTCCAGCAGCGAGCGGTAGGTGGAGTACGTGGTGCCCAGGTTGCCATCGGCTTCACCCTGGATCCAGCAGAAGGCATGGGCGGCGTAGTCGACCGCCAGCGCCTTCGCCTGCGTGACGTGCTGCAGGAAGACGTTGGCGTACTGCAGCGACCCCTTCTTCAGGCCGTTGATGCCCGCACCGCCAAGGCCAGGCGCAGACGCCAGGATCACATGGCTGGATGGCGTCACGCCGTCCTCTGTCGCCGCCAGGGTCAGCGCATAGTTGGCGGCGCCAGAGCAGATGGTCTCGCTTCGGCCGCCGGCATCCTGCTCCTCCACCAGGGGCTTCAGCGGTGAGTAGCTGTACGTCACCTGGTCGCCAGCCCGGGGCCCCCCGTCGAAGGTGACATTGCTGTACGGCTGGGTGGTGGAGATCGGCGGGCCGCCAGCGGCGCCACCAATGGACAGCGACTGCCCGTAGGACAGCAGGTGGTTGTACGCCTTGGCAATGGGCGGCTCCGCCAGTGGCGTGGCCGCCGACGTGCCGGCAGAGCCCACCCCTGCGCCGATCAGGCCGCCAGTGCTGACGCTGTAGCCCAGGATCACCCGGCCTTCCCGGTCGGTCACGATCGGGTACACGGGCCCGGTGCCGGTGTATTCGCTGACGAACAGGGAGCCCAGCACCTCCAGCTCGGTCTGCTCCTGCAGGTTGGCCTCGTTGATCAGGCCGGCGCCGACCACCATCGACTTGGTGCCGTCGAAGCCCAGGACGATGTTGTCAGTGCTGTCGGTGACGATCGGCTGCAGCGGCCCGGCGCCCACGTAGTCCGCTAGGCGGGAGTCGTGAATGTCCTCGCGGATGGCCCAGACGGCACTGGCCGCCGGGTAGATGGCAAGCAGGGTCGACGTGGTGCTGTTGACCCGCCGGTACTCAAGTGCAGCGATGTCGCCTGCGCCCTGCACCTTGAATGCCTGGCCATCAGCGACGGCTGCGCGGCCTGCCGCCTCAGTGGCGTAGAGCCCCGCCTGAATGATCGCTGCGTCACGCGCCCCAGCTGCGTTGACGGCCGCGGCCTCTGCGTTGATCTCAGCAGTTTCAGCTGCAGCCTGCGCGGCCTCTGCTGCCGTTTCGGCTGCCTGCGCCGCGGTGGCCAGCTCAGTCCGCAGCACCCCTGCGCTCACCTTCTTGTTGACCATGCCCTGGCGGACCAGCAGCAGGTCGGCATCCGCCAGCGGCTGGGCTGCTGCGCCCAGCGCCGTGAAGTCGACGTCGGTGGGCGTGATGCCCACGGTGAAGCCATTGAACGACAGCACCTCCACGACGTCGCCTGCGCTCAGCGGCGCCAGGCCGGTGATCGAGACGCCGTTGATCGCCACGTAGTCGACGCCACGGGCGAGCAGCGCACCGTTCACATAGACTTGCTCCAGGTCGGCGGTGTACGCCAAGGGCAGGCCGTTGTCGTCGCTGGCGCTCAGGCTGGTCTCGCCGCCCTCTGCAGTGCGCTTCCACCGGAACAGGTCGCTGGGTGCAGCGGTGTCGGCCCAGCTGCCACCGGAGTAACCCCGCAGCCGCTTGGTGACGGTGTTGAAGTACAGGCTGCCTTCTTGCAGCGGCGCACCGCCGGGCCCTGACACAGGGTCAGAGGAGTAGGCGCCCAGGTACTTCTCGCCGTAGGTGGCGAACCAGTTGTCGGCGTAGCTCCTGGTGACGGCATCCTGCGCGTCGACGGGGTTGCCGACGTTCTTGATCTGCTTCCCGCCTGCATCCAGGTTGCCCAGGTTGTTGACGAAGATGCCGTCCTCGATCTGGTCGTCCTGCTCCTGGTTGATGTAGGTCTGCTGGAGGTTGTTGGTGTTGAAGTCCGCGGCGACAGGCGTCGACCCGTCAGCGATCGTGACCAGCGGCACATCGACCGGGGTGGTCCGACGCACCTCAACCCGGGCCCCGCTGGCTGGTGCCGGCGTCACCTCAACAGTGCTTCCGTCAACCCAAGTGAACGCGGCTGACACCCGGTTCACAGAGACAAAGACGTGCTCTCTACGCAGGTACGGAAAGGGCACGCTGAATTGCGCGCTGGCCCCGTTCCCGGTGTAGATGACGTAGGAATAGGCCATCAGCGCAGTGCCTCCACGAATGCCGCAGGATCAATCTCCTGGCCGTATTTAAGCCGGAACTGCACGTCCCGGTTAGCACCTTCCGCCCAGTCCTTGTTGTCCATCAGTCGCTTGCCAGCCGGGCTGCTCAGGAATGCCTCGCGGCCCAGTTTCATGAAGTCGGTGATCACCGTATTCAGGGCCGCAGCACGCAGGCTCGTCACCTGTTCGCTGGGCGCCCCCTGCGGGTTCTGCTGGTACAGGTCGCTCTTGATCTCCTCCTCCAGGGCCTGCACCAGGGTGCGGCCGAACTGGTCGGGCGTACGGCTGATGGCCAGCACGTACTGCTCGTACTCGTCGGGCGCCAGGCGGTTGGCCTTGACCTTGCCGCCATCGGTGAAGTCAGTGGGCCTGGGGCCAACAAAGCCAGCGCCGCGGCCGGTCAGCTGCCCCATCTCCCGCAGCACCATCTCGCCGGGCTCGCCCCGCAGCTGGAACGGCGACGCCGGGCTGTACTGGATCAGGGCCGACAGCCAGGGGGACTCCGGCGGCAGGAACTGATCACCCCAGATGCCGCTGAGCACGATGGGTTCGCCTGTGATCCAGTTGCGCTTGGGCGGCAGGCTCTCCGACCACCCCGGCACAGCGTTGCGGATCTCGTTCAGCGTCTCCTCAAACAAGCGCATCGCCAGGTTGGGGCTGTCGCTGGCCGGCACCTCTCTGGCGGTGGGATCTTCAATCCGGCGGCCGGCTCGCAGTGCGCTGCTGTACGGCACAAAGCTGGCAACCAGCCGCTCCACGTACCGGGCGGTGGGGTGCCGCTTGTTGGGTGCGGTGTCCAGCTCGCCCAGGCCCAGCACCATCTGCGCGAACTCGGAGAAGCCGGTGTAGTACGACTTCTGCAGCTGGCCGGCTGCGACAGCTGCCACCAGGTCGATCACCAGGGCGCCGCCCAGTCGCTCCCGCGCTTCGACGGACACCTTGTTCGCCAGCTCGTGGTAGTCGGCCAGGCCGCCCAGCAGAGAAGAGAAGGGGTCCATGGCCCGCATCGACACCCAGTCGGAGTAGATGGGGTTGCCGTTCTCGTCCTCGCCTGTGCGGATGCGGAACGAGTAGGGCTGCTTGCCCTCCTGCTCATTCCACTTGCGACGGGCCTCTGGGTTAATGGGGCCGCCTCCGGTGAACTGCACCCGGCCGTGCGTCATGGCAACGCTGGCCAGAGCGATGGCCGCGGCGCCCACTGCGATGTCGCCCACCGCCCGGTCGCGGGTCATGGCGTCCTCGGAGAAGACGTCTCGCCACCAGGTATCCACCAGCGGGGCCAGTGGTGTCTTGCGTGCCACCGACTTCACGATGTCGCCGGGGGTGCGGTTGAACGGCTGGATCAGCGCAAACAGCGGGGCCATCGGGGAGTCGAGACCCGTCTGCCAGATCTTCGGCATGATGCTGAAGGTGCGGGCGAAGAACGGAATGTCGTCCATGCCCTTGCCGAAGATCCGCGGCCCGTTGACCACGTAGTCCTGGGCAAACTTCTGCGCGTCGACGTCCTTCAGCCCCTTGGCCTCCGCCACCTTCATCCCGTAGGACATAGTGCGGGGCTGCATCTGCGCCCAGATGTCGTCAGTGAAGGTGGCCCACCGCATGGCGGTCTGCGCGTGGGGGCTTTCCATCACGCCATCGAGGATGGTGCGGCCGTTGATCGTCACGTCACGCATCGACCGATCGACAGCAGCGCGGGCGTAGTCGGTGGCGAACTTCCACGCCTCCTTGCTGTTGCCGTCCATGCCCAGCCGCACGGCGTTGTCGAGGCCCGGCTGCAGGTTGCGCACGTACTCAAAAGACTGGCCCACCAGCGTCTTGAAGGCGCTGTCGGCTGACACCTGCAGGCGGGTGGACAGGTTGAGGCCCTGCCAGATGCGCTTCTGCGCCACGGCCCAGTTGCTCTTGTCCTGAATCGCCACCCAAGGCATGGTGTTCAGATCCCATTCGCCCTTCTGCGGGGAGGCGATCAGCTCGCCCTGGGCGTCCTGCTGGGCCAGTCGGTCCAAGAAGTCGGCCTGTTCGTGGTTCAGGTCGAACAGGCCGCGGCCCACCTTGAACGACTCCACGCCCATGCGGAATGCGTTGAGCAGGTTGCTGACGTACTGGCCGTAGATCATCAGCGACCGGCTGGCCCGCACCGGGGCCCCCTGCATCATGGCGCCCACCGCTTGGGTGAACGGCAGCTCCACCGTCCGCAGGGCGCTGTTGATCACGTTGCCCCAGAAGGTGATGCCGCTGCTCAGCAGCTGGCTGGAGCGGTACATCATCAGGCCGTTGGCGCCGACCCCCAGCGACTTGTTGAGGTTGGACCAGAAGCCTTGGGCGTAGCCGGGCGTGACAGCACCCTGGGCGCTGTTGAGTGCCAGTGCGTCCAGCTCCTCCGCCACCTTTGGGCTGCTGAAGTCACCCGTGCGGATGGCTTCTTCCAGCTCGGGGCTCACCTGGCGGCCGATGGTTTCCGACACCGGCACGTCGGCCTCCTTGACCATGGCCTCCTCCAGCTCCTCCGCGATGTTGCGGCCGGCGGATGGCGTGTCGAACGGCAGCGAACCAGGCAGCGGCCGGCGGATCTGCGTGCTGCGCATCAGCTGACCCAGCGGCCGTGTGACAGACTCCACCGCACGGTTGGCGCGGTCTGCTGCAGCAGCTGCGCTCACCAGCTCAGCGGCCAGCTGGCCCATGTCGGCCGACTCATCCACTGCGCCGTTCAGCCATCTGTTGGCGGCAATGCCGGCCTGGTAGTTGTTGTGGTCGGCCAGCAGCATGGCTGCTCGCAGTGCCACCAGGTTCTCTTGGTAGTTCGACAGCGGGCCGCTGATGCGGGCCAGGTTCTCCAACACTGCCTTGCTGTCGTAGTTGGACTTCTCCAGCCAGGCAGCGGTGTCGAAGGCGATCCGCTCCTCGGACATCACCGGAATGCCGGTGGCGTCCACCCGGTTCACCAGGTCGCTGTGCGCCCGGTACGCCTCCACCATCTCCGGTGGTGCATCGGGCACGTAGACGGTGGCACCGCTGGGGCTCTGGACCTTCAGCACGTTGTTCTGCAGCAGGTCGTCCAGGGTCATGTCACCGTCTTCGATCGCCTGGCGGTTGGCCAGGATCTGATCGACCAGCTGCTGCGCCCACCGCTCGTCCGGCGTGGGTGCGGCGACGGGCACCGGGTCCGCCTCGCTGTAGAGCACGCCCCGCGCCGTCCTGTCGCCAAGGGGGACGGTCTTCAGGGCTTTGATCTCGTCGAGGATGTAGGACCGGGAGCCGTAGTCGTCGAGGGCATTGCCCAAGTCGCCCCGGGTTTCGGCCAGCTTGCCGGTGTACGCCTGGTCGAAGATCGACTTGATCGACGTCCAGCCGCGGCCTCGCAGGTAGTTGTTGGCCTTCTCGATGAAGTCCAGCAGGTTGTCGAGGATGTTGACGCCAGCAATGGCGACGTCCTGTTTGACCTTCTCAAAGCCCTTGATTTCCTGAAGGTCCAAGTCCTCAGTGACCCTGTACCCCTTCAGCTCGCTCTCCTTGGCGCCAGCCATGTAGGCGACGGGATCCAGCCCCTCCTTGCGTGCATAGGCGTACTTCTGGAAGGCCACCGCCTGCTGCTCGATCAGGGTGCGGCGGTCGGAGCCGTCACCCACAAACAGCTTCATCTGCGACCAGAGGCTGTTCAGTGCCTTTAGCTCCTTCTCGGTGAGGAAGTTGTACTGGACCCGGTGGAAAGCCTCATGGAAGGCGGTCTGCTTCTTGCTGCTGGTCGGGGTGCCATACAGCCACCCGTTCATGCTGATCACATCTCCGATGGGGTCGTACATCCCGCCGGCCAGGATCCTCTTGTCGCCACCGCCATGAGCCTGGGGGCGCTGGATCAGCTCAAAAGCATTGTTGAAGCGAATGGCCACGTCGTCACCCGCCACCCGGCGGATGTCTTCGATCACCTCAAACGCCAGGGCACGCTGCGCCTCAACCGGCAGCTCCTTGTACTCAGCGACGCCCACCCATGTGCGGCCATCGGCGTCCACCTCGGACGCCAGGGCCTGGCCGCGAGCGGCGCGGGCCTCCAGCTCTGCCTGCAGTGCTGCACGCTTCTCCGGCGGCAGCGTGGCCAGGGCCCGGTCGAACAGGGCCCTGGTCTCAGACGCCTGCTGCGGGGTGAAGGCGGCCGAGCTTCCCGCACTTGGGACACTCGGCTCAGGAGCAGCAGCAGCCGGTTCTGGGGCGGCAGCCGCGGCCGGCGGCTCATCCAGTGGCAGCCGCGGCCCGTTGATCTCGTCGTCGATCGCCTGGCGCAGGCGGTCCAGGTTCTGGTCCACCACCAACTTGGCGGTGCGCTTGCCGCTGACCTGGCCGGCCATCTCGTTCAGCAGGTCACGCACCGGGCCCACGTAGCCCGTCACCCGGTTGAACACCTCCACCGCCTGGGCGGCCTGGCCCCGTGCAGCCTGGCTGCCGGCCACGTCGATCACGTTGCCAGCGGCCTCAAGAATTCCGCGGCGCCCCTCCCGGGCGGCCGACGTCAGCGCCACCATCTCCTCGCGCAGCGACTTAAAGGCTTCGGTGCGGACGTCCAGCAGCTGGTTGAAGTTGCTGGTCTTGCTGGCCCACTCGCCTCCCAGCAGGCTCAGCAGGTCGTCGCCAGTGGCTTGGGTTTGGGCGAACTTCGCTTCCTGCATGGCCTGCAGGATCTTGTCGGCCGACCACTTCCGCTTGGTGGCTTCAGCCGCCACGTCGTTGATGATCTGCGGGTCCAGCGCCTCTGAGCCCAGGGCCGCGGCCTTGGCCAGGTCCAGCTTGCCGGTGGCCACCCTGTCAAACAGGTTCTGCGGCAGCCGGCTCAGCGGCACCGCCTGGGAAGCGACAGGGCCGCTGAGGTTGATGCCTTCGGCTGCCATGTCCTCGGGGCTCTTGCCGGTGTCCCGCATGAACTTGGCGGCATCGACCGGGGTGCCCTGGCCTTCTGCGATGTTCTGCAGGGCGCCGATGGCCCGGGCCTCCTCTGCCGTCTCGGCGCTCAGGTAGCGCACCAGCACGTTGCTGGCGCCGCTCTCCCTGGCCAGCCGCAGCCGGTTGTGGCCGTTCACCACATAGGTCTGCCCATCGGCCGGGTCACGCCAGACGCTGATCACCCCAGCGAGCACGTCGTTGAAGTCGCTGGACTCCGCCAGGGGGCCGCTGGCCCCGCTCTTGGTCAGGCGGCCGGCTTCCTTGAACTGGAACCGCTGCGGGTCCACCGCAATGGTCTGCGGGTTGACCTCAGCCACCTGGCTGTACTGCGGCGGCTGCATGTCCGGCCGCGGCATCGGCTGCGCCTGCGGCATGTCGACCGACAGGGCCGGGCCGGCATCCGGGGTGGAGCTGGCCTGCCGCACCAGCTCCAGGCTCAGCGCATCGCTGTCCTGCTGCAGCTGCTGCAGTGCCTCGGCCTTGGCCTCAGGCGCTGCGTTGCGGGCCTGCACGGCGCTCCTGGCTGCACGGAAGGTGCGCAGCGCCACCTCCAGGCCGGTGCCGATCAGGGCGCCTTCCAGCACGTTCTTGAGGCGGCCGGTGGCGCCGACGTCACGGGGGTCAGACTTCAGGTAGTCGACCAGGGGCCCTTCCAGCGGGGTGCCCGTGACCGTCTGCTGCAGCTGATCCACCAAGTCGACCAGCCTCCCTTCGTGCTGATCGAAGGCGGTGTAGTCCACCAGGGCGCCAGTGGCCGCGGCCTTGGTCACGGTGTTGCTGGCGACCGCCCGGCCGACTGCAGCAGCGCCCGGCACCTTAGCCACTGCCTGCGCCGCCTTGGTGGCCTTCAGGGCATTCAGCGCAGTGCCGGCGGTGTTGCCGACAGCGGTGGCGCCAGGCAGCAGCTTCAGCCCCCTGGCCGCCAGGTTCACGCCGCGGGCGGCGGGCAACCACGCCAGGGCCGCCTGGGTGATGCCAGTCAGCAGGTCCTCGGCCGGGCCGCTGCTCTTGGCCTTGGCCAGCGGCGGCAGCACGCCGAACAGCGGCAGGTTCTTGTTCTGTGCGGTGGTCGCCTTGCCGCCGAACGTCTCCTGCATGGCGTCGCTGGTCTCCTGCAGCAGCGCAGCACTGGCGTTGTATCCAATCCGGCCGAGGGTCTGCACCGGCCGGCTGCCTTCCAGCGACTGAGCAGATCCCCGTTGCGCAGCAGTCAGCGCCTTGGTGAAGTCACCCGTCCGCTGGAACTCTTGGATGCCAGCGGTGACACCCTGCACCGCGGTCTGAAATGCCTGCTGGCCCACGGCCGCGGTGGGGAACAGGTCGGCCGGCTGGATGCCAAGGCCGAACAAGCCATTGTCCTGCTGCCTGGGCTTGGCCGCTGGCCTCTGCGTCGGCTGCTTGGCCATGCCCTTGGGCGCGACGTAGACCTGCCGCTCCTCGCCGGTCTGCGGGTCCTTGATCGTCTGGGTGGGCATGGCTCTCTATCGGTTATGCCGTGCTGTGGTTCGATGATGACGGGTCAGCGGCCCCGCGCCATCTCCTCGCGCAGCACCTGGTCGTAGTACGCCTTCAGCTCCGCATAGCTCTTGCCGCCCTGGCCGTAGTAGCTGGTGCCAGTGCGCATGGTCGGGAAGCTGGCCCATTCGGGAGCCAGCCTGTCCGCTACCTGTCGGGTGAAGCCGCTGGGCAGTCGTGGGTCGACGCCTCGGTTGCGGATCAGTCGGATGGCGGCCATGTCTTGCCGCTCAGGTGTCATCGCTCCGCCGCCCACGGAGTCCCATGTCGTCGACAGGAACTGGTACGCGCCAGCCGCGTCAGACGCCAAGCCGTTTGACCTGTTGATGCGCCGGGGGTGGCGGCTCAGGTCACTGAACTTGGCCCCGGTGAACATGGTCCGGTAGCCGTCTGAATGGGCGGTGCCTTCTGCAAACCTGATGGTGCGCAGAAGCGCCCGGGTCTGTGGCGGCACGCTTCTGACAGCCACCCGGGAGCCGCTGATTTGCCCCATGCTGGCGCTACCCGAAAAAGGGGTGCTATCCCTCCTGGCGGCATAGGCCGGCGGGGCAACGACATTCAGCAGGCCGGTGGCAATCTGGTCCCTCAGGCGGATCGCAGACGCCAGGTACGGGTTGGGCCGGGCGGCCGGGCCCCGTGACACCAGGTCGCCGCCATCCAGCTCCTGCAGCCGCTTCTGTGCATCGCTGTCGACGGGGATCCCGTGCAGCTGCATCTGCCGCTGGAAGAACTCGCTGGGCTTCATGCCCGTCCGGCGGATGATGTTGCGGGTGGCGTCATCCAGCGGCTTGCCGGTCAGCACGCCATCGAGTTGCTGGATCATCCGCTCCTTGGAATACAGCGGCTGGGTCTCCGCCTTTCGACGCAGCTGGGCGTTCTGCTGCGCATTGCCGCGACCGCCCGGGACCAAGCCCTTGTTGATCGACTCCGGGGTGGCGCCGGCTGGGGCCTGCGGCGTCTGCTGCGGCAGCGACTTCTGCAGGGCATTGCTGTAGAGACCGCCCAGCTGGGTGGTCATGTCCTGCCCTGGCGCCTTGCGGATCATCTCGTCGCCCTGGCGATACAGCTGGCCCATCGCCTCCCACAGCTGCTTCGCTTCGTTGGGTGTCAGGTTGGCTCCACCTTCGGAGTTGCCCCGGGCGAACTGCGCCTCCAGTCGCTTCTTCAAGTCGTCCTGCAGGCCGCGGAGCACCTGGTAGTTCGCCTTGTTGTCCTCCCGGTTGCGCGACGACTGCGCCTGCAGGAACCCCTTGGCCGCCTGGTAGCTCAGCTGGCCGGACTGCTGCAGTTGCATGATCCGGTCGGTGAAGTCGACGTTGGGGTTCTGCGCCATCTCAGCCCACAGCGCCACCTCGTTCTTCTCCTGGGTCGGCACGACGAACCCAGCGCGAATCCCGCTGAAGTGCTTGCGCACTCCCTCCTCGTACTGCGCTGCCATCTCTGGGTTGCTGCCGTACAGCTCCCGGCCGCGGCGCAGCATCAGCTCCTCTGTCTGGTCGACAGCCACGGGATCGCCCAGCACTTCGGGGGTGAGCATCTGCTGCAGATCAACCTGCAGCTGCTCCCTGGCCTCCCGCTGCTCCAGGCCGTCCTGCAGGTTTTGCTGCTCGATCACCTGTTTCTGCGCTTCCTGCACCACCTCAAGCAGCGCAGCCTTGCCGCCGATCTGATCCAGCAGCAGCTCGCCATTGGGGCCCGCTGTCACCTGGGCCATCACCTCCGGAAGTCGGCTCAGCGCCACCTTGGCCCGGCCCCAGTTGCCACCGGATGCCATCAGCGTGGCGCCGACCAGCTGCTTGACCAGGCCCTGCTTCTCCTTCTGGTACTCCTCGGTGGTCTGGCCGCTGTCGAGGAAGAAGCCATTGAGGCCCAGGCTCAACTTCGACGCGACCTGCTCTGGAGGGACGGTGCCGCTGACGATCTCCTCCCCAGCGCTGTCGATCACAGCCGTCAGGGACTGCTTGGCCTTCTGCGTCTTGAACCCACCAAAGCGCGACTCCTGGTCCGCCATGGCAGAGCCGTACGTGGCTTGGATCTGCTGCTGCCGGGACTTCCACACCTCCGGCATGATGTGCGCCGTCCCCTGCGGGAACATCAGCGCAGTCATGGCCCGCTGAAACTCCGGGTCACTGGCCGGCACCGACTCCAGCGGGCGGCCGTCGAGCAGCGTCTTGGTCTGCGACAGCCTCTCCTTGAGCGTTGCGACGTTGCCGTCGATGTAGGCGGTCTGCAGGTTGATGGTGGCGTACCGCAGTGCCCGGGGATCTGCCGCTTGAAATCGCCGCAGCATGTCCTCGTAGCCGACCGCCCCTTCGGCCACGCCTTTCTCCAGTCGCTTCTGCAGTTCCTGCAGTGACTGGAATGCGCCCACCTGGCCCGCTTCCTGGGCCAGTGCCATGCCCTGCTGCTGGGCCCGGGCGTCCGCCTGCTTCTCCTGCTCCACCCCGTAGTCGGTGAGCTTTTCAAAGAAGGTGCTGAAGCCCGCCAGCGACCGGGCCAGTGGCGTGATGTTGTCGACGTAGGGGGCGTAGCTGGGCGCCTGCACCACGCTCTGCTGCACCACCGGGTTGGGCGCCTGCACCGGCCGCGGCAGCGGGGAGATGACCGGGCTCTGCGCTTGTGGCAGCTGCGGTGGCGTCGGCACTTGCGCAGGGCCGCCCAGGGTTGCTCCCTGCCCGGCGGGCGAGAAGGTCTCGACCAGCTGCTGCACCGCCTGAATGGCAGGCTGCTGCAGTTGGCCGGTGCCGATCGGTGCCTGGCTGGCGGCCTCGGGGATGCCACCCAGCAGACGGCCGGGCGTGCGGCGATCGGTGTTGCCGTACGACTCCCCCAGGTATGGACGTGCCATGGCTTAAGACCTCCCAGGCTGAGCGGCCTTCCAAGTGTTGTAGCCGCCGATGCCCTTGGCCAGATCCAGGCCGCCGTTGATCACGCTGCCCAGGCCCTGCAGCACGTACGGCGTGCTGCTCACGTAGGACCGATACACCGGCTGCTGCGTCACCGTGCCCTTCGTCACCTGCTGCCGGATCGGCGTCGGCCCGTACATCGGAGCGACACCAGGCCCTGGCGCCAGCGCATTCCCCCTGACCGGGTTGGCGTACGGCGTCTGGATGTACGGCTGCTCGCTGACCTTCCGCGCTGCGTACTGCGCCTGCGCCCCGCGCTTCTTCTCCTGCGTTGCCCTGCCGGTGAAGGCCAGGTTGCGGTTGGTGGCGAAGTCGTACTGCGCCTGCTGCCGGTAGTAATCGGCCACCAGGTTGTCGACGGTGTTGCCCACCCGCCCTGATGCCCGCACCTCCGCCCGCATCTGCGCCGCCTCCCGTGACCCCTTCAGCTTCTGCTGCGCCGCGGCCTCCTCCTCCTGCATGAACATCACGTCGAGCTGCCGCAGGTCGTTGGCATAGGCGACGCCAGCCAGCTCGGCATTCAGCTCCATCACCGACCGCTGCTGGTCCTCCCTCATCTGTTCGTAGCCACGGCTCAGGTCGGTCTGCAGCTGCTGGAATTCGTAGTTCTGCTGGTAGACGGCCTGCTCGTACTGGTACCGGCGCTGCTGTTCAGCCACCTCGTTCTCGTACTGCAGGTTCGACTGCTGGTACTCAAACTGCCGGGCGGCCATCTGGTTCTGGAAGACGTATTCCGACTGCCGCAGCTGCTCTTGGAACTGGTAGTCCATTTGCCGCTGGGCTTCCATGAACTGGTACCCCGCCTGCGCCTGCTGCGTCTGGTACTGGTAGTTCGCTTGCGCCTTGGCCCCTTGGTAGCCGGAGTAGGCGCTGTAGATCCCTAGGCCAATGGAGGCAACACTGCCGACGATCGGCGCGATGACGGCTAGTGGGGCGCACATGGCTTCACCTTGCAGAACTCCAAGAACCGTCGACCTTCTGGCCCATAGTTTGGATGCTCAGCGATGAACGTGAAACCCATCCACCGGATCCATCTGATGTGGACTTCATTCCTGGCGTCGACGCAGTTCCAGAGCAGGTCGTAGTCATCGAAGAAGCGGGCGACATGGGCCTTGGCTTCACGCAGGAACCGCAGTCGCACTCTCGCATCTGACACCAGCCCTTCAGTCCCCAGCAGCCACACCGTTCCCATGCGTTCAGCGGCGGGCACCACCCCGTACATCCCAACGGGTGTGTCGTCCTCGCGGCAGATCGTCATGCAGGGGCTGCCGTGCAGCAGGCCAATCAGCAGCGACTGCTCGGCGTTGTCACGCCCACTGGCCTGCAGCTCAGCCCTGTCGGCTGGCCGCATGCCTGCCGCCACTGCAGGGATGTCGCTGGGGATCGCCTTGCGCACATAGGCCCGTCTCACAGTCGATCGGCCCTGCTGAAGTACATGCCTTCCCACTCTGCCGACTGGACTCGACAGGGCAGTGGGCTGCGGCTGAAGATCTCGACCTTGGTATCGATGTTCTGCGCCATCACCGGCACACGGAACTTGCCCACCTGCTGCGCCACCGTCCCCAGCGCCACCGCCGAGTCGCCCATCACCAGCCCGTTGAAGGGGTGCTTCTTGGTCGTCCGGCCTCTTGGTGTGATCCACAGCTCAAAATGCCCTGACTTGTCGTGCATCAGCGTCCAGGTCCGCATCTGCAGCCTGGGCCCGCCGATGATCGACACACCTCCACCCTGCGGCTGCTCCTTCAGGTAGGGGGTGCTGAACTCGTACCGCATGGTGTACAGCTCCCCAACCCAGAACGACGCAGCGGTCAGGTTGCCCCGCACCGTGATGGTGTTGGCGCCCTGCGCGATGGGGAACACCACCTGCCCCGGGGCCAGGGGGTTGCCGACGCCCCCGGTGCCCACCACCACGTACTCGCCCCCGGTGCTGCGGGGGTAGGGCAGCGTGATGGTCGACTGCACGTCCAGGCCGGATGGGTTGGTCAGCGCCACGGTGCAGGCCGCCTGGCTGGCCTTGCGATCCACCAGCAGCTCGTAGTCCTTGCCCGGGTCGACGTTCTCCGGCCGCACCACCACCTGCTCCAGGTACACCCCATCGGCGTACTGCACGACGGCGTACAGGTCGCTGTCGACGAACTGGACCCCCAGCAGCTGCTTGTCCCCTTCCACCTCCCAGTAGGACCAGGCGCTCTGCAGCTTCTGATCACCTTGGAAGAAGAACTTGTAGAAGTACAGGCGCTTCGGCTGCGACTTGGTGATCAGCGCCACCGCTTCCTCGGACACCGTGGCTGCCATCTGCACCAGGTCGGCGGGGATGTAGCGGGGCACCGTGGCCGTCACCTCGTCGCTGGCCGGCACCGGGCTGGTGGTGTCCGGCAGGAAGTATTCACGCAACCCGCCGAACGTCCCTCGCGGGATGGGGAAGTAGATGGTCCGGCCCACTGCCACCGGATCCGACCCGTCCAGCGTTTCAAAGGCCGTCATCTGGGTGATGCTGGCGCTCTTGGGCGTCAGCGGCTGCACGGTCAGCGAGCCGCTGTCCATGCGGAACTGCGCGTGCCGGGAGAACAGCAGCAGCGTACTGGCGAATGGCACCGCCGCCACCAGCACGTTCACTTGGCTGCCGCCGCAGGTGATGTCGATTGGGTCGGAGTCGAGCACCGTCTGCACGGTCTCAGGGAAGAAGCGGTCGAACTCATCCGCGGCCGACAGGATCACGTTCTCGTCCGACAGCAGCACCAGCCGGTTGCGGAACACCGTGATGTTGCTGAGCTGGCTGCCGACAAAGCTCGGATTCGGGGCGGTGTTCTCGTCCCCCGCCAGCTTTGGGCTCCAGTCGAACTGCTTGAACGTGAAGGTGCCGTCGTTCTCGCGCACCAGTACATGCGGCATGGTCGCCGGATCCAGCTTGTACGGGACGCCCGGGGCAACAGTCTCCTGCCAGTTGCCGTCTCCGAACCCGCTGCCGGCGTTGGTCTCAAACCGCAGGTACCAGTCGTCGAACTCGCTGCTGCTGTCCCCCTGCACCTTCACGATGAAGCCGTGCTCCGCCTTGGTGGGCAGGTCGGTCAGGGACTCCACCGTGCCCTTCACCGCTCGGATGGACGCAGCGTCGTACCCGTCCGTCGCCTCCATCGTGTAGGCGCCGCCGTCGTTCTTCGACACCCGGATGATGTACTCGTCGGCCGTGAAGGTGAACCCAGACAGGGCGCCCTGGGTGGCGAGCGCATCCCGCAGCCGCTTGGCGATGTCCACCGTCGACAGCGATGGGTTGTAGTTGACGGAGCAGTTGCCGCTGGTGGTCAACGACTGCGCCGCGGTGAACGTGAAGGTGTTGGCCCCGGTCACGGTGATCGTGAACTGGCCATTGACCGCGGTGCCAGTCAGCGAGGCGAAGTTAATCTGGTATCCCGTCACCCACCCGTGGTTGTTGCAGGTGACGGTGACGGTGGTGCCGGACTGGCTGTACGTGGCGGAGAAGGTGTCGCCGCCCGGCGGCCTGGTCTTCACTGCCACCTCAGTAGCGTTGACCTTGACCTTGTACTCGGTGTTGTAGGCCGCGGCCTTCACGAACACCATCCCCTTGGTGCCCCACGACGGGCTCAGGTCGCCGCCACCAGACAGCAGGGCCGGCACCTTCTCGCGGTTCAGGATGAAGGTGTAGTCCGCCACCGACGCCACCCGGAACTGCTTGCTGGGCTCGCCTGCCACGTCCAGGTAGCCGGTGCCGTTGGGGGTGGCCACCGACTTCAGCACGCCATCCAGGCCGAACACCTTGATGGCGTTGTCCTGCAGCAGGATCCCCCACCTGTTGATGCCGTCCCGATCGACGACGGTGAAGTGGGGCCGGCCGCTGCCGGCTGAACCGCTGAACAGCTTGCCGATGTGGTTGAAGGGCGGGCGCTTCTTCAGTCCCTCCACTGGCGACGGCATGCAGTTCACGACTGCCTCAGCCTGTGACGCCAGGCGAAGGGCAGCCGGCTGCTGACTCACCCCATTGATCAGGTTGGGGATGGTGCTGCTGACCAGGGGCATGGCTACATCCGGCGGATGGTGTTGATCGGCAGGTACCCAAGCACTGGGCCGCCGATGTTGGGATCACCCTGCAACATGCTGTGGTTGTCCAGCGTCGTCTCCAGCTCCAGAAAGGCCGACCTGGCCATGGCCTCCTCGACTGCGTTCATGTTGTTCAGGTCGTTGGAGCCGATCACCTGCTGCTGCAGCTGCCGGCCGCCCATCACCGTGATGTACCGGCGTGCGTGCTCGGGCAGCTCGTCCCACTCCAGCGCCAGGGTGACGTCCGCCTTCAGGTCCTGGTCGAACTGGTAGCTGTTGCCGCGCCGGTCGTAGAGCTTGGCGCCACGCTGCACCACGTCCAGGTGCGGATGGTTGTATTCGTGGACCACCACCCGCAGCACGTTGTTGCCCACCAGGATCTCGCTGTCCTGGTTCCGCAGCAGCGTGCGCTCGTAGTCGGTGTTGAACGTCCAGCCTTCCATCTGCAGGCGACGGCTGGCGTCGATCAGGATGTCGCTGGCCTGTTGCGCCAGGCCGAAGTCACCATCGATGCTGTTGACGGGAGCTTCCCCCAGCATCCGCAGGACCGTGTTGACGGCCTCCAGAAACGACGTGCGGGTGATGGGCATGGGTCAGCTCCAGAAGAAAGAAGAAGGGGGCCCGTAGGCCCCCGCTGGATCGTCAGCTGGTGGCGGTGTAGATCTCGATGGCGCAGTCAGGGCGCAGCACGCCGCTGCCCAGGGCCATCGAACCAACCATGAAGGTGCCTTGCCACAGGGCGTGCACGTCGGAGCCGGTCTGCTCCATCTTCAGGTCCATCAGCTTCACGGTGCCCACGGCCTGCTTGTTGAACACAAGCGACACGCAGTCGGTGAAGTTGCCGCTGTAGTCGTTGTTCTCCCCAGTAACCGCAGAGCGGTTGGTGGTGGGGAGGTGGGTCGACTTCAGGATGGTGATGCCGGCCACCTTCAGCACGGTGCCGTCCGCATAGGCGCCTTGCCCACCCCAGTCACGGTTGATGACGTCGGTTTGCTGGACGAGCTTGTAATACTCGGCCGGAGCCAGAACGCAGTAGCGGTCGTTCTCGGGCAGGTGCTTCTCGTCCATGGTCTGGGCTGCGCTGAACAGCGCAGTGGCCAGCTGGGCGCCAGTGATCGCGGCCTTGTTGGCGGCCACGATCTTGATGCGAGTGCCGCCAGGCAGATCGGTGTTGAAGTTGGTGGCGGTGCGGGCCGCCTTGGCGATCATCGTGGCGATGTTCTGGTCGAACCGATAGGCCATGGCGTTGCCCATCTCAGTGCTGTACTGAGAGCGCACGTCGTAGTGGTTCTTCGCCTCGTCGATGTCAGCGATGAACACGTTGCTCACCAGCTTGTCGTCGATGTTGATGACAGCTTCGGCGTGCTTGATCTGGTTGCCAGTCAGCATCGTGCCAGGGGTGTGGTACGAGGTGCTGGTCAGACCGATGATCGGGAACTGCGCCGACCGGCCGGAGCTGATGGTCCGAACAGTGTGCAGCGGTTCAAAGATGGTGGCCCGGCGGAAGGCGGTCAGCACTTCACCGCTGAACACCTTGAGGAACATGGCGTTGTCACCAAGGAAGGTGCCACCGCCAGCGTTGTTGATAAGGCCAAGCCGTGAGGCTGTGAAATCGGGAGCAGGCATTGATCGACTCCTAGAGAAGTTGGGTTGTTACCCGACCTCCCTCCCTTCCACTGGGGGTGTCCTCCGCAGAGGGCCTTCGCTTAAGTGAGCGGGTCCAGGTGCCCAGAGTGTAGGCACTCACTCAAGCAACAAAAAAGCCCCGGACCTGTGGACCGGGGCTGGATCCCTTTCCTCCTGCATCTACATGATGCTGGACCTGGCAAGCCTCTCCTCCACCTTCCGGCGATAGGCCGGGTCGGACTGGTAGCGGGGGTCGGACATGGCGGCCACCACCTGGGCGGTGGACTCGTACTTCTCGCCCGAGGCCTTGGGAGCCCTGCCGCTGACTAGCTTCGGCTCGCGGCCCACCGACTCGCTGTACTTGGCGTGCAGGCCGGCGACCGCCAACTTCACGACGTCCAGCGGCTGGCTGTTGATCACCTTGTTGAAGGCGTCCACCTCCCCCTTGGGCAGGTTGCTGCTGGCCCACTCGATCATTGCGGCATAGCCGGCGTCGCCGCCGTACTGCTGCTTGATGGCGGCCACCTCCTGCGTGGCCAGCTGGCTGTCCTTCGTGACCTGGTAGTTCAGGCCCGTGAGGTAGGCGTCGACCATCTCACGGCTGAAGCCAGCCTGCGCCAGCTGGTCGTAGTCCCCGTCGTCCAGCTTGCCGGCCTGAGAAAAGCGATCCGACATGGACTTGAAGTCGACGCCAGCCTCCTCCAGCCGGCCGCCGATCAGGTCGCCGTAGATCTCCCGGGCGTTGCCCGCCGGCTGCTCCTCCTCGGCCTCCTCGGCCTCCTCTGCCGGCTCCTCTGCCGCTTCCTCTGCGGGTTCCTCGGCGCGACCCTGGCTCAGCTTGGTCTGCAGTTCCTTGTACGCCTTCTCCAGGTCGTCGACGGACTTGTACTTGCCGGCCAGCAGCTGGGGTTGCTCGCCCTGCTGCTCCTGCTCCAGGGACTGCAGCATCTCCTGGTTCTCAGGAGACAGGGCCGGCGTTGCTTCTTGAACGATGGTGATGGGTTCTGGCATGGGTGTCACTTGATGGTGATGGTGCCGTCTTCGTCTGTGGTCACGACAGGTGCGGGCGCGGGCTCAGGCTTGGCCCGGCTTTTGACTTCACACACCACGATGTCTTCGCTGACCGGATGAGGCGGCAGCTCGGAATCCTTGTTGATCAGGGAGACTTCAGACTGCGAGTCCTGGGGCTTGCTGCTCTGGCGCGGCATCAGTTGGTTCTCCTTGGGATAGCTGTTGCTGAACGTACCCGTCCGTCAGTTTGGCGAGGGCGGGTGACTTAAGGCCAGCCTGCATCATTTCTTGTTGCTGTTGCTGTTGCATCAGCTCCTGTTCTGCTTGTCGTGCTGCATCTTCTTCGCTCTGCAGTTCCTGCTGTGTCTTCACCAAGTTGGTGGTGTCGATGGATTCAGCGGCAGCCAGTCGTGCCAGCGCCTCCGGCACGTTGATGTAACGGGCCAAGGCCTCGGGGCCCAGGGCCTGCTGCACGGTCGCCAGGAAGTCGACCAGCTTGTTGCGGTCGTCGCCGCGGCCGATGGCTTCCAGGCCGGTGACGGGCTTGGGGCTCACCACCGGCTTGCCGTCCACCTGGGGGAAGGGCGGCAGCTTGCGCTGCTTGCGCAGCAGGTGCATCAGCCGGCGCACCAGCGGCAGCTGCAGCTCCTGGGTCAGGATTGAGTACAGGCCGCCGACGCCAGCCTCCAGCTCTTGGCTCATGTACCTGATCTCTTCTGCTGTCACCCGTTCACCCGGCCGCTGGATGGCGGTGTTCAGCAGGAAGGCGTACTGCATCCGCCCCTCGATCCGCTCGATGGTGCTGGACGCAATGCTCAGATCCTGAGCCTTCTGGCTCTGGATCACGGTCACGTCAGCGGCGTTGCCCTGGACGATGGCGCCGTTGGCTGCATTGGCCAGAGTGCGTGGGCGGGTGGTGCCGTTGGGGTTGACCAGGAACAGGATTTTGGCGGCAGCAGCACTGCCTTCCAGCACCGCCTGATACAGCCCCTCCAGGGCGAGCAGGTCGCCGTAATACTCCTCGACGTAGCCGCGGCCGTACTCCTCCCCGTCCACCCGGTTGAAGCGGAGCGGGATCCATGGCGACACGTCCGCAGCGCACATGCCGTGGGTGTCGGGGATCTCCTTGCCCAGCGCCTCCTGGTACCAATGGCACTGGCCGTCCTCGTACTCGACGCAGGTATAGACCTTCACGGTCTTGCGGTCGGGGTACGTGTGCTCCTCCTGCTCGTCCTCCTCGATGAATCCCTCGGGCAGAACGTCGGGCGTCACCTCCTCCAGCACCACGATCTTGGCGGGGTTGCCCATCGGATCCCGCTGCACGCAGTAGCGGTTCAGGTGGATCACCTTGATGCCATCGCTGTCGACGTACAGCAGGACGTTGCCGCCGACCAGCAGGTGCTTGAACGCTTCGTGCATGGAAGCCCGGCCGTTGGCGGTTTCCAGCACCGACATGACTGCGTGCTCGACCCGGACCAGGGCGGCATCCAGCTCGGTCTTGATCTCGGGCCCCTGCTCTGCAATGCGCAGCGCCAGGTCGTCGATCTCCAGCTTGAAGAAGGCGGCGTTGGGCGGGAACAAACTGATCAGCAGCTTGCTCGCCAGGTAGTTCACGCCCCGCGCACCAAGCGACTGGTACGGGGTCTTGAACTTCCCGTGCTCCATGCCCCCCTCATCGGGGATCAGGGTTGGGATCGTGACCTTGCTGCAGTCCCGGGCCCGCTGCAGAAACGGATCCCGGTAGGTGGTCATGCGGTGGTAGGCCGCGGCCACCTTGCCCTGCTCGCCGTCGCCATATGGCTTGGGCTGGCGATCGACGTTCTTGGTCAGGTTCAGTTCCATCAGCCCACGGGGATGTTGAGACCACCGCCTGCGATGGCCAGGCCAGAGTCACCAGTCCGATAACGGCGGCGCCCCCTGCCGGTGCTGCGCAGTCCAGGCCCAACGCCAAGCGAAGCCCGGGCGTCAGTGGCGCTGGGGTTGGCAGCAGGTGCGGCCATGGCCTGGGAGATGCGGCGCTGCTCAGCGGCACGGGCGTCGGACTCGGCCCGGGCCCGGGTCATGGCCTCTTCTTGCGCCTGCCGGGCCTCATCGGCCTGCCGGCGCATGGCCTCCTGCTGGATCCTGGTGGCCTCCGCCTGCTGGGCGAAAGCCTGCTGCTGCGCCTGCTGCTGCGCCGCCATCATCTGCTGGTACTGCTGCTGCATCGCCTGCTGCGATGCCCGCTGGTCCGCCATCATCCGGTCGTAGGCAGCCTGCTGCTGCTGGGCCTGCTGCTGCTCCGCCTCGCGCATCCCCTGGGCGCCGGAGTTGATGTAGTCCCGCTCAGCTGCAGCGAACTCTTGCTGTGCTTTCTGCAGGCGCTGAGACGATGTGGTGGTCATCGTGATAGGCGCCTTGCCCACAAACCCCTTGCCACCCCTTAAGGCCAGCGCCTCACGGGTGACAGGCGGGGCGCCTTCCGCTTCAGCCTTCTTGGCTGCCTCTAGCTCCGCCTTGGCTGCGTCGTACCGACTGCCGGCGGCATAGGGGCTGACCGGAGCAGCCGGCATCTTGGGTTTGCACATGGCTCAGCCTTCGGCTTGCTGGTCCTGCTGCTCAAGATATATGGAGCGCAACATGCGCACCACGCTGCGGGCCCCGGCGTCCATCCAAATCTTCCGCTTGCGGTGGCTGATGTCGGGACACCTTTCGGGGAACACCTCGTCCAGTTTCTTCAGCAGGGCCTCGTCAATCGGTGGCCAGAGGGTGTCGTCATCCATTGGTCTTCATCGCAGGGTCACGGTCGGGATCCCACAGCTGGATCTCTCCAGTGTGGAAGTCGTAGTCGCCATGGCGCAGGATCCTGGCCATACGTGCATTCATCAGCGCATCCATCATGGTGCGACCTGCCTTTTGGTATGCCGCAACCACGGTGTCCCACATCTCGGGCAGGGTGGTGGCAGGACCCAGCATCTTCTCGGCAGTGACAGGGCCCACTCCCTTCAAGCCGGGGTAGTTGTCTGTCGTGTCACCTGTCAGGGCCTGCTTCATCCAGTTGCGGTTGGCCTCCAGCAGCGTGACAGTTTCCACCTGGTCGCCGGCCAGCAGTGAGCAGGGGACCGTCCGCATGTCCTTGTCGATGGACACGATGATCGGCCGGGGGTAGCTGCCGTTGGTGGCGAGCAGGCCCAGCACGTCGTCGGCCTCCAGGCCAGCGCAGATGCGGTGGTGATATTCCTCCTGCACCCACTGCCGGATGTCGCGCAGGCCCAGCGGCTTGCGCTTGCCGATGCGGTTGGCCTTGTACTCCTGGTTGACCTGGTGCCTGAAGGTGGGGTAGTCGGAGAAGCACATCACCACCTCGTCGTCGCCGGTCAGCTCACGCCAGTAGGCCAGGCGCATGGTGATGAAGTCTTTGACGTCGGCCTGCTCCAGGTGCAGCGTGTTGATCCACTCGTCCCAACGAATGTCACATTCACAGGCAGCGCAGGCGGAATGGATCAGGTGATCAGCGTCGATGAGAAGGGCCATGGTTCAGATGATGGTCTTGGTGTTGTCGTTGGGTTCAGGTGCTGGCTGCTTCTTGGCCGGCGGCTCGTAGCCCCAGTGGGCCAGGAACTCACGGGCTGCCGCCCCACTCGGCAGGTTGGCCGGCCACTTGATCGCCTTGGCTGCCTCGTTGGCAGTGCGACACAGCCGGGCAGACCTGCCGTTGGTGAACACCACAAACGCATGGCTGCCGCTGTCCTTGTAGTAGACGACGGTGATGCTGGTCTCGCGATCGGGCGTCGACCAATAGGTGGGGCGGGCGTCGGCCATCAGCTGAAGGTGATCCGCTTGAAGCCATCAGTCCGCGCCAGACCTTCGTGCTTGTTCTTCACGGCACCAGCCGGCAGGTCCACCTCCACCGTGTAGAACTCATGGCCGCAGTTGCGGCAGATGCGGTGACGGATGGTGGACTCCGACGTCTCCTGTCTGGTCTGCAGGACTCGATGCTTGTCGGTGTCACAGGATGGGCAGTTCATGGTGGGTGTCAGTTGAAGTAATGGGACAGCGGCACAACAAGGCGGCCGGTGTCGGTGTCGTACAGCAGCTTGTCCACGGTCCCTGTCTCGCCGCTGAAGCGGTTTTTCAGGACACGCAGCTGCAGTTCATTGCGGTCGCACACGTCGCCTTGCTGGTTCCGTTCTGCGCCGATCACCATGTCGGACAGCTGAGCGATGGCATGGCTGCCACGCAGCTGGGAGAGAGACGTCTGCGCTCCCTCCTCATGGCCGCGGCCTTCTGGCCGCTTCAGGTGGGACACCAGGACCAGCCCGATGCCCGTCTGCTCCACCACTTGGCGGAGCTTGGTGCAGGTGACGTCGATGGCACGACGCTCGTCGAGATCACTGAGCCCACTGATCACGATGGTGAGGTGGTCCAACACCACCAGGTCGCAGCCTTCGCCATCGGCCAGGTAGCGGATCTGTTCGATCAACCGCTCCGGGTCCATGGATCCGAAGTGGTCGTACAGGAAGCAGCGGCCGGTGCCGAACACCCGATCGAATGCAGAGCGGACGTCCTGCTCGGTGGCTGCAGCAGGGTCGAGGTGGATGGGCTTGTTCAGCTCGATCCCCACGATCCCCTGCATGGTGCGCTTGGTGGATTCCTCCAGGGCGATGTACCCCACCCGCAACCCGCTGCGCAGGAAGTGGTGGGTCCACTCTCTGCAGATGGATGACTTGCCGATACCACTGCCGGCGCACAGCGTCACCATCTCCCCCTTGCGGAACCCGCGGGTGGTGCGGTCGAGCATGGGCCAGGGGTAGTTGCAGGCAGCAGTGGCCCCCGGCTTGATCAGCTCATCCCACAGTTCGCTGGCATTGACAATGCCATCGGGCCGGGATGGCGTGGCCTTCCACAGCAGGTCGCGGAGTAGGTCGCCTTCGCCTGCCTGCAGCATTTCGTTGGCGTCCTTGCGGGGCAGATGGCAGATCGCCACCTTGCCCAGGGGCAAAACCGACAACGCATCGGCCGCGGCCTGGCGACCGGGCTCGTCGTTGTCGAAGCACAGCACGATGCGGCTGAACTGCGCCAGCCATGTGGCATTTGCGGCCAGATACTTCTTGGCCGACTGAGCGCCATTAGGAAGGGAGACCACAGGGAAGCGGTTGCCTTGGACCTGGCTCACCGACATGGCGTCGATCTCGCCTTCCGTCACCACCACGAACAGGCCGGTGCCACCGCCATGGCCCTGGCGCCAGAGGTGCTGGCCCCACAGCTGCATGTTGGAGGTGTCGCCTGTCCACGCGAACTTCTTGTCAGGGAAGCGGACGTGTTGGGCGGCGACGTCACCCCGCTGGTTGCGGTACTCGGCCACCTGCACGGGCTGGCCGCGCATGGTGGACGTGCCGTAGTTGAACAGCTTGCACGTCTCCTCTGTGACGCCCCGCTTGTTCAGGGCCTTGATGGAAACGAACTCGATCAGCGGTGTCTTGGGTGGTGCCAGTGGTGCCATGCGTGGTGGCTTGTCCCGTGGTGGTTGGTCCTGGTATCCGCAGCCGAAGCAGTGGCCATGGCCGTCGTCGTACCGGGCGAAGTTGTCCTTCGACCCGCACTCGGGACAGGGCTCATGCTTCAGGAACTTGGACGGCATCGAACCAGGTGGTGGGTATGTGGCCTTCACACCAGAGGAAGCCGTGCCTCTCGGCCCATTGCCACAAGGCCAAGGACTTGGCGGCCCTGGACAGGCGGACGTCTGCGTTCATGAAGCAGAGCCGGATGTCCAGGTGGGGGTGGGCGTCGCGGACGGCCAGCATCTTGCGACGGTCCTCAGGTGGGAAGTGCCCTTTGGTTTCGACGATCACCCCGTTAGGCAGGATGAAGTCGGGGGTGTAGATCGCCTTGATGGTGTACGGCAGGGCCTGCCCTTCGTAGTTGAATGCCAGGCCCCGCTTGCTGAGTGAGGCAGCGACTGCCGCCTCAAACTTGGAGCGGAACCTAGAAGTCCCCGTCATCAGGCCCGGTGCCGGTGGAGTCGAACGGGACCGCCTCCTCCGCATTGGGCGACCAGCCGATCTCCTCGTCGTCGAAGCCGAAGCTCTTGGCATCGCCGCCACCCTCGATCAGGCTGATCACCTGAACTGCACGCAGTCGCAAGGTAATGCCGGCACCTATCGCAGCCTGGTAGAACGGCTGCGCTTCAAACGAGATGCGGCCCACCGTGCCGGACCACATCTTGGCCAGCGCCTCACGGTCCTTGACCGGCTGACCCTTGGCGTCGAACAGGGCAGGCGCAGCAGTCCAGCGACGGCCGTCACGGTCGATGCCGCTGGCTTTCATCTTGGCCTTGACCACAAAGATGGCGGCGCCATCGATGTCTTGGAAGGACCAGGGCAGATCGGCCAGCTTGAACTTCTGCGTGGGGGCCTGGGCCTTCAGCGATTCCTTGTGCCTGACCAGCAGTTCATCCAGTGCGGTGCTGATCTGGTCGCAATCCTTGGCGTCAATCAGGCCGGCGATCTTGTAAACACCTTCGGGATTGAACTTGGTTTCGGGTTCAACCAGCTTGGGGTACTGGAACTTGCAGACGGGAGTTGTCAGCTTGATCTTCTCGATGAGATTAAAGTTGCTCATTTGAGTCTGGGAATGGTTCTCAGGTGATGAAGTAGTCGGCAAGCCGGACGTTGTTCACGTCGAGCCGGCCCAGCTTGGGAAGTGGTGGCGCCTTGCAGCGCACCTGGTCGGGGAGTTGTTGCAATAGTTCACCCGTGATCTGGGTGAGCCAGTCGTGCTGGTACATGGCAGCGAACGCATTGCGCACGGAGTCACGCAGCTGGGCCATCTCGGCGGGGGTCGTGCTGAAGCAGTCATGGATTCCTCCAAGGTTGCGGACGCCAGAGGCAAAGGCGTCAACGGTGGACAACGCCATGTGACTGGCGTCGAGTGAGTGGATGACGTTGGGGCTGAGCCCATTGCCCATCCGCTTGGGGTTCAGCCCATCGGGGATGTGGTTCGACAGCAGGTCCATCGCCACTGACGACAGGTGGTGCAGCTTGATCCGCACACCCCGGTAATCCATGTACCGCTGCCGCACCGGCAGGCCAGAGGGCGACGTCCACTGCAGCTCGACGTCGTACTCGCCGGCCAGCTTGCCCACCTGCTTGAACCAGTGCATGGCTTTCTTGGCGGGGCCAATCACCTCGGCCGTCTCACGGCAGACGATGGTGGTCATGTAGTGCATGGCGGCCATGGCCCCCTTCTTGAAGCACCACCCATCCAGGCCGTAGAGCTCGACCGTCCGGTCGAATGCCCAGCCCTGGCAGAAGCCGAAGATCGCTTGCCTGGTGGCGGAGTAGGGGGTGGTCATCACCACCGGCTTGAGCAGCGAGCGATCGGGCTGCAGCTGCAGCCAGCTGCTGGCGTGCGGGTCGCCGGTTTCTGCGTCGCTGCGCACCTGGGCCAGCACCCGGTCGAGCACCACGCTGTAGATGTCCCGCGGTTCCTCTGATGGCAGCAGGTTCACCAGCTGCGCCATGTCCTCGGAGCGGAGCAGCGCGGCGTAGTGCTGGATCCCACTGCAGGTGCAGTCGAGCACCACCGGCAGGCGGCACACGTACCCGTACCCGTGATGGCTGAACTGCTGGTATGTGCGGCAGAAGGCAAGGAACTGCCACGGGTCGTCGGCCTTGGTCCAGAACTCAGCTCTGCCCCATGGGTCACGGCCGGCCGCCTCGATCTCCAGCTGGTGCTCATGCACCCAGTCAAGCCGGGCCCGCCAGCTTGTCTTGCTGTAGCCGTAGGTGTTGGCGCCATGGATCCGCAGCCAGTCGGCCTCCTCCTCGGTGGTGATCGGCGTGCCGTTGGCGAACAGCAGCAGAGCCCTGGCCATGTCGCTGCCTTGTGGGTTCAGGAAGCTGGGCCGGTAGTAGTACCTGCCCCTGAAGTCCAGCTGCATGGGGAACCAGATGGCTGGCTCCTTGGCCATGCGACGTGCCACCCACAGCAGCTTGGCCGTGGCGATCCGCTTGTTCCTGGTCTTGTCGTTCTTGTCGTGGATCTGCCTGGCGTTGAACTTCCACTGCGTCACGTCGGGGTGGTCGTCGGCCAGGTGCTTGGGGTAGGGCGGCACTGACCATCCCTCCCTGGGCATCAGCGCCCCCACCTCCAGCCCCTTGTCCCATGCAAACTGCAGCTGCTCCAGCATCCAGCCGTTCACCTGGTAGGCGACGGACTGCTGCAGGTTGGCGGCCTTGATGAACGGCTCGTCCCCGGTAATCGCCTCCTGCACCTGCTCGGGGTTCTCCTTCATCAGCGATGAGTTGATCTGGATGGGATTGAGGTAGCCCCCTTCCATCACCCCCTGCCATGGCCGCGGCGGCACCACCATCGGCAGCACGAATGGGCACAGCGCCTTGTCCTGCTCCTCCATCTCGCGTATCCACTGGATGCAGGCTTCCGTTGCCCGCACCCTGCGCACCTTGCGGCAGGCGCTCTGCTCCATGGTCACGCTGATCAGCCCGGTGTGGTTGGCGATCAGCTGAATGAGGAACACGCCCACGCTCAGCCGCTCCTGCGGTGTCCAGATGCTGGTGTTCTGCATCCGCAGGATGTCGGCCACCTTCACCTTCAGCCGCAGCCGCTTGGCCTTGTGGTTCTTCCGTTCCCAGACGGTGGCCCGGGCCAGCATGGTCTCCATCCACAGCTTGTCGGCCACCTCGTAAGCGAAGGCGTGCAGCTTGCTGACCTGGGTGATGGAGTCGACCACCACCCGCAGGGCAGTGGCTGCAATCTTGTGTGGCGCCAGCTGCAACAGCGGCTGGAGATGCACGTACTTGGGGCCGGCGATGCCCTTGCGGATCTGGCTGCGGTGATGACGCAGGACATCGATCACCTGGTCGATGCCGGCCACCGTCAGGCTTTCGCCGTAGTGGGACAACGACTCCATCCGCAGCAGTCGGCGGCGGTTGATGAGGAGGCTGATACGATCCGCCCCCAGCTGCATCATCTCCTGCTCAAGTGCGAGCTGGTCGTCTTCCGTCCGGCAACAGGGTGGAGAAGGGGACGCGTGGAGCACGCCCGATAGGTCGGACATTTCTGTGGTGGATCAATGGCTTACGTGGTTGCGCCTGATCTGATGGGGCCCGGGTCTCATAATCCGTTGGTGCGGGGTTCGACTCCCCGGGGGCCCACCAGAATCAATGGCTTAGCGGTGCGCCATCACTGGCTCGGCAACAAATGTTGCGGACTTCGCAACAGGTTGCAGAGCGGGGACGACGGTCCCTTGCAGGACACGAATCGCATCCTTCAGTTCGCGGCTGGAGAGGTGGGCGTACTTCTCCGTCACCTGAATGGAGCTGTGCCCAAGGATCTTCTGCACCACGTACAGGCTGACGCCTGACTGCACCAGCCTGGTTGCGCAGGTGTGGCGCAGGGCATGGGGTACGAACTGGTCGTCGTCATCCAGACCCATGGCTGAGCGGGCCCGGTCCCAGTAGTAGCGCAGGGTTTCACGGGTCAGGTTGTAGAACACCAGCCCCCGGCTGGCAGCGCACCGGCCGGCGATGATCTCCCGCACCCGCTGCGTCATGGGCACCGACCTGGGCAGGTCCCCTTTGTTCTGCCAGATGCTGATGATGTTCTCGCGCAGGTCGATGTCCTTGACCTCCAGGTGCAGCAGCTCACCGACCCTCATGCCGGTGTCGACCAGGACGGTGATCGCCTCCAGCACAGCCGGCTGGTTCCACTGGATCATGAGCTGAGCCAGCAGCTGCTCCTCGTCAGGCGACAGGTACCTGATGCGGTGCGTGGGTTCAGGTAGGCGGATCATGCGTGGCCGCTTGGCCACACCACCCCGCTCCTCAGCGTCGGTGAACATGGCCGACAGGCTGGCCAGCTTCCGGTTCATGGTGCCGGCGCTGTTCCCCTTCTTGCGCAGGTGCTTGATGTACTCGTCGATGGCGTCCTTGTCGATCGAGTCCAGGTCCCGGGCCTTGCCGAAGAATGCGACTGCATCACGGGCGTTCCGTGCTGCCTTGGTCTCGTTCTTGGTGCCCTGCCACCGCACCTCCAGTGTCTTCTCGTACGCCTGCTGGATGGTCCAGCTGTTGGGTGTGGCCGCAGCCTCCCGCTTGATCACGGCACCACGCAGCTCAGCTTCCAGCTGCAGCCGGCCAATCACTGCCTCCTCGTAGCTCTTGTAGGTAGCGGTGCGCCGCTCCCCTTGGACGGTGACGTCGACCAGGTAGCTGCCGCCACGCTGGCGTATCCCGTCTCTGGTTTTCCCTTTCATGGTTTCCTCGGTGGTGGTGGGTGTGCAATAGAGAATGATTTGTCTAGTACAAATGCTTAGCAATAGGCATAAGGTGACACAGGGTTTCCCCTATATCCCAGCCTGCATCTTCTTGCAGGCTGCACGCCAGACCAGGTTGGCAAAGGCTTTGGTCGGTGCGTTCATTTCAATCTCGAACGACTCAGCCCATTGGTCAAACGCCAGTTGCTGCCGCTGTTCTGGTGTTTCTTCTGGTACATCAGGCGCCTCAGGTGCGTATGTCCAGTGGGTGCTACCTGCGTAGGCAGGTATAGACCAATAGGCTGAGTGCCATCCGAACTTAGGGTGAAACCACAGCACACGACCGTCGTCGCCTGCGTCTTTGGCGGTTGGCCTGCGTGCCACTACATCGAACACGTTTTCAGGTAGAGCCATGATGAATAGATGATGGGTCAGAGTTTGCCAAGCACATTGATATGGCTGGCATCAGGGTGTCTGTTCTTGGTGAACTTGATGGCCTCTTGTTTAGTCATCGCCTTCACCGTCGTCTTCATTGATGGTCCGTTCTTGAACTGCACGTCCACCTGCCACAGCCTGGCGGCCGGGTTGCTTGTCCGGCTCAGCCCATCACCCACCACAGGGTTATTGGTCTCGTGCCATGGCAGCACGTAGCTGTCCTTAGGCCGCGGCATCGGTGTCCCTCAGCAGGCGATCGGCCACCTCGTTGATGGCCAGGTAGCAGATGCGGGCCTGGCCCTGGTCGGGCGCCCACGTCCTGATCTCCTTGGCCAGCAGCTGGATCACGCCACGCATCCGGCTGCGACTGCGCAGTGTCGACGTGGTGTGCCTGTCATCCCAGTATTCGGCAAGGCAACGGGTGAGCAGGTCATCGGATGGGGCAGGCTTCATCTGTTCGCAGCCTGTCGGCAACGAGCTTGGCGTAGCCGGCGATGTCATCCCAGCTGTCGATGTAGTCGGGGTCTCCATTGAGGATGTGTCCAATCTTGTGGGCAATCATGTGCAGGGCTTCTTCCTGGTCGACGGCCAGGCGCTTGTCCCTGTCGAGAAGGTGAGATGTCATCACCTTCTTCAGCTGCATCGTGACCTTGGCGTGGCCATGGAAGTCACCGTATCGCTGGCCTCGCTCGGCCAGCATTGCTTTGATGTCAGTCATGCGGCGTCAGGTGGAGTGGTGGGTTTGATGAAGCGTGCTGCCTGCTGCCGGTCCCGTCGTCCCCGTTCCGTGAGGGTGTACCCCCCACCGGACGGGCGGATCAGGCCGGCGTAGTCCAGCACCTTGATCTGTTCGTTGAGTGCGTCTTGATACCAAGCCTTGTCACGGGTGAGGAATGAAGTCCGACACTCCGATGCCAATGTCCTCCGGTCCAGTGGCCTGGGGAAGCTGTTGCTCAGGGTGTTCAGCAGCTCATTGCGCAGAGCTGCCATTGCGTGGGTGTCGCTCATTGGTGATTAGAGCAAGTGTCTACGGGGGGAGCAATGACCGCAACGGGAGTTTCGACCTGCTTGATCACAGCCATCGCTTCCGTAATCTCCCTATGGATTACGGTGCTGGCAACGCAGCCCTTGCGCAGCAAGGCATCGACAGCGGCAACACGTCGCGCCAGTGCGGAATAGGCCCGGGCGTAGTCAGGGCCAATGATTTCCATTTGCTCAACTCGTGCGGGGGTCAGTTCAGTCATGGTGGGATTAGTTGAAATCTCTAGAGGGTGTTTGCCGCGACAGCAGCACCGAGCATGAGGTGGTCTTCACTGGAGCAGAGGCCCTCCTCAAGTGCTGGATTCCAGTCGTGCTCGGGGCAGCGACGACAGCGAACAAAATGGGGTGAGGGGCGTGGTAGCCAGCCAGCATCAGCCGCTGCCAGTGCAGTGGTGTAACGGGCGCGGTCGGCATTGATGGCACGGGTGTAGGAGGAGCCCAGATGTTCGTGGCCCGGCAGCCAGCAGCGGTAAGCGCTGGGCAGCTTTATCCACTTGCTCACTGCGTCGCCTCTTGCTGCGGCACCGGCAGCGCCCAGTGGGGGAGCGAAACGGTCTGGTGGGACAGCCGCTCGCTGGGCTTGCGCAGGATCCACTCCATAAAGCCTGGCCAACCGAATGGCTCCTATGTAATGCTCATCGCCATCATTTTTACTTTTCACATAACCAGGACACAGGACGTAACGGACTGTCAATCTGTGGTCTGCCATTAGTGTGTTCCTCTAGGGTGTGCCGGGAGCAGGCAAAACCTCGCCTAAGCGAATGTCACCATCTCCATTGTGATAGATGCAGCAATCCTGATCCCAGCCAAGAACGTTTGAGCTGACTTCGTGCGCTGTGACGCTTGGGAAGTAATCAGTCCGAACAATCTCATCGTGCATGTCAATAGCCTCGGAATCGTCTTCAGCCCATACATAGGCGTCATAGACAATTTGAACCGCAAAAAGTCTCTTTGCCATAATCCTTTAGCCTTCTTCACTTGGAGTCCAGCAGGCAGAGGATCTGCGCTGGTTTGTTGTCGTAGAGCTTTTGGCAAGCGTGCCACTTCTGAGGAAGCCACCACCAGCCAGCCGCAATCATCAGAACCAGCGTTAAAGCAATGGCGCCAATCGTTGCGTATTCGTCGATACTTTTCATGGGCTTAGACCTCCTGCCTTGTGGATTCCGGGGCCAACACATTGATCACATGCTTGGCCCATGCGATCGCAATGACGGTGGCTTGTGAGTTGGGTGTCGATCCGTAGCTGTCTTTCCACCAGCTGCGGTACAGCTCAGCGAGCTGCAGGTCTGTCGCTTGTGTGTTCATGGTGTGCGGTGGGTGGTGCAGATGTGGGGCTCATCTGATGAGCCAGTCCAACAAGGGCCCATGTCATCAGCAGGATGGTGCTGAAGTCAGCGATCCGATCACGCATCATGCAAGGGCTCCATGTCCTCAGGGCGGGCCGACACATTGGGCCCCCCGATCAGCAGTCGTTCAGCCTCTGGCGTCCACTGCCTGGCCAGCTGCAGCACGTCAGCTCCCAGGTCGTGGTGTCCGTCGGCATTGAGGCGGGCTGCCGCTTGAAGCAGCAGCTGGTGGGCTGGCGCTCTCATGGCACAGCCCGGGCCAACACATTGGAAGAATCCATGGGTGGTGGTGGGCGGGCCTGAGCAGCATGGCCGCGGCAGCCTGCTGCATTGGTGCTGTTGTTGTGGTTCTTTACAAAGGGAGGGAGGCCCCATTGCTGGGGCCCTGGTAATTGATCAGATCAGCGGGCAAGGGTGCTGTGTGGGCACCGCTCCATGTATTCCCGCACCTGGTCCTCGGTGATGGTGCGAGACGCGACGGGTAACCCTTTGGCGTAAGCCATGGCACACCAGCCGGTGTGGCTGATGTTGCTGCGCTGGAACACGACGTCGGACCCGTGAAACATCACCCGGTCAATGGCTTTTAGGTTGATCACTGTTTTGTGTGGTGTGTGGTGGGTTGGGTGCCGGAGTGTGTCACCGGCTGGGACGCCAGCTCATAGAGAGCGGCGCCCCATAAAAAACCTGCCCCCAGCACGGTGGCCAGGGTCAGGAGCAAGCGGCTCAGCATGGTTCAGCCTTCCCCGTAATAGAACAGGGAAGCAAACCAGCGCAGTGCGTCGGCTTCGTATTCATGGCGTGTCCAGAAGCGGGTCCATGGGGTGCCCCAATCCTGGATTTCAAGCCAGCACCTGGCCGGCTCGTGCCATTGGTTCAGCTCGCCCATGATGCGCAACGCTGGGCCTCCGGTGCTCAGCAGGATGCGGAACTCCTCGGGCTCCATTGATGCGCTATCGCTTGGCGCCTTCCACCCCTCCCTGATCTCAACGCTCAACGGGGCCTCCCGCATCGCGTCCTCGATCCATTCGGCCACGACGTCGTAGTTGGTGCCGTCGTACCCCTGGGACTTCAGGCAAGCTTTCGCCTCCCGTGAGAGGACTCGCCCTTCGCCTTCGCAGGCGCAGAACTGGTGCGCTTCATAGGCCGCGGCGATCTGATCAAGCCAGCCGCCTGCGTTCTGCTCAGCGTGGCTGAGCCGCTGCTCTTCTTTAGTTGTCATGGTGCTGCAAATGTGGTGGGTGCTGGTGAGACCAGCAGGGAACCCCCGCAGGGGCTCCGGGCTGGTGTCAGACGGCCGCTTGCCAGATGGTCGGCGCCCATATGGGATCGACCCGCTGCGCATTCGTCCGCTGCTTCCATTGCCTGAATGCCTCCAGCTCCGCCAGATGCGGGCAGGTGGCAGGGCACGACGTCTCCCCGCAATAGAGAGACCGACAGGCCATAGGAAAGGCCCGCTGCTCCCGTGCCATGGTCAGAGCAGCTGCAGGACAGCCGCCAGCCCCAGAAGGGCCAACAGCACGGTCTGCCGCTGCTCCAGCTCGCGGATACGGTCGGCCTGGTAGTCGGCCAGCTCGCACGCCGCGGTCAGCACCTCCGCCTTGGAGGTGCGCTCAGTGATCTGCATTTGTCCAGTTTCTGTGGTGGGTCGGCAGCGGATCTCCCCCCTGCCTGATCCCATCCTAGCAACTACCGGTAGTGGCGTGCCATAGGTCGACCGTGCCCGCCGGTGCCCCACCGTTTCCATCCCCAGGTGAACTGAAGTAGCGGGTGAGTAGCTGGGGCGGTTCACACCGTAGAGACGCGGGAATGAGAACCATTCTCAAAGCAGGCGACCCAGGGTGCCCGCCCTGCGGGCCCAGCCCTGGCCTGGCTGCAGGGGATCTGCAGTCCCCTGCTCTCCCTGCCCCTGCAAGGGCTTACGGGCTGGTGTTGCGGGCTGGTGTTGCAGGCACCCCCTCCCCCCTGCCTCTCAGGCCCGGCAGCAGGCCCCCCAGGAGGGGGGAACGACGCGCCGCAGTAGGCGTAATAGCCCCTCACATTTTCGGACCAAAAAAGTGAACCGCGGTTGTACAGAGTTGAGTTGTAGGGGATGTGTCCCCCGAGGTGCGATAGCACCTTGGGGGTAAGGGGGAGAGGGGGAGAGGGGGGAGGAGGCTGCTAGGGGGGGCTGTGGAGACCTTGGACGCCCTAATTCACCTTTATTCAATAATGGGTGCGACTGGGTTTTCGGGACGAGAACACTGGGATCTGGGCCTGTGTCGTCCACGAAGTCATTAAGAAAGTCGCATAGCAAAATGAACCAGGGGGCCTAGTGTTCTTTAAGGTGGTGCGGACCCGCAGTGAACCAGGCCATGTTGACGTTGAACCAGGGAGGGGTGGCCGCTTTGGCGGCTGCGATTGGCAGGAGGGAGCTGCAGCCGAGGGACGGAGCGGTGTACCTGGCGCTGCTGTCGTTCATGAACCCGATCACCTGTCGGGTGGACGTCCGCGCCAGGGTGGTTGCTGAGCGGGTGGGGATGATGGAGAAGCACGTCATCAGCTCCATCAGCCGGCTGTGCAAGGCTCACCACGTCGCCAGGCAGCGAGGCCCTGGGGGCGATCCGGTGCTGGTCCTGAATCCCTGGGTCGGCCCCCAAGGCCATCACTCCCTCGTTGCGGAAGACGTCGACTGACGGGCTATGGTGTGTGCGGTGCCTGTGGTGGGTGCTGCAAGGGGGAGAAGGACAGACCACGGGCTTTCTCCCCCGCCCCTTTTGGGAGGGATCTATGGCCAAAGCGAAAGACACCAACGAGCTGCTGTCGAACCTGCACGCCGGCCTGGCCCAACATCTGCACGACCGGCTGAGTGATGGGGACATCACAGCTGGTGAGCTGAACATCCTCCGCCAGTTCCTGAAGGACAACCAGATCAGCGCACAGCCTGTTGAAGGGACGCCCTTTGGGGAGCTGGTGTCGGCCTTGCCTGACCTCGATAAGGTGGTGCAGATGAAGCCACGCAGGGCCGCCTAGCTATGCCCACTTTCGTCACCGGCCCTAATGATGGCCCCGTGCAAGTCACGGATGGGTTGCAGGTCCCAGCGCACGACTACATCGCCTTCAGCTATACCGGCAGCAACCTGACGGGTGTCGTCTATCGCCGCGGCGGAGTCAGTGGAACTATTGTCGCCACACTCACCCTGGCCTACGACGGCAGCAACAACCTGATCTCCGTTGCCAAGAGTTGAGCAATGCCGCTTCAGTTCAACCCATTCACCGGCAACCTTGACTTCGCGGGCGGAGATGCCGTTGCTGTCGCCCTGAACCTTCGGGGCACTGTCGCCAACCAGGCTGCGCTGCCCAGCTCCGGCAATGTCATCGGGCACGTCTGGCAGGCGATCGACACCCGGGTCTTCTACGCCTGGGATGGATCGGCCTGGGACAACCTCGGCACCCTTGCCGGCCCTGCCGGCCCTGCCGGCCCCGGCACCGATCTGAGCTACACCGCGGCGACTCGCCTGCTGGAGTCCAGCTCCGGCGGCGATGTCACCCTGCCGCTTTTCGCCTCGGGCGCTGCCGGCTTGACGCCCGCATCTGGCGGCGGCACCGGCAACTTCCTGCGTGCTGACGGCAACTGGGCTGCGCCGCCAGCCGGCGGCGGTAGCACGCCCACCGACCTGAGCTACAACCCGGCGACTCGCCTGCTGGAGTCTTCAACGGGCAATGATGTCACCCTGCCGCTCGTCGCCTCAGGGGCCGCTGGCCTGGCCCCCGCATCCGGGGGTGGCACCAGCAACTTCCTGCGGGCTGACGGCACCTGGGCCGCGCCAGCTGGGGGTGGTGGGGGTGGCTTGCCTGGCCAGGAATACGCAGCTGGCTTTTGGCTGTCTCCGCTGAACGGCACGGTCGGTAGCGCCGCGGCGATGGTGGCAAACACCATCTACCTGTATCCGTTCACGCTGGAGCGTTCTGTGACCGTTGGCGAGCTTGGCGCCCGCGTAAACACCGCAGCAGCAGGAACTTCAGTCCAGCTGGCCATTTACGGGACGACGAATGGAGAGCCCATCGGCGCACCCTTGGGCAACACTGTCAGCTTGTCGGCAGGCACCCAGGGCCTTGTCTCCGACAACGTGGCCGACTTCAACCTCACGGGGCATGTCACCTACTGGATGGCATCGAATAGCGATGGCACCCCGGCCCTGCAGCATCTGTCCGGCGCCGCTGTCAACGCCGCTGCTGCGATTCTCGGTGCCCCCACCTTGGCGCAAGTGGCTTCGGCTGCTTCGGCATCTGGCGGATGGCGCTCTGTCGCCCAGACATTTGGCACATGGCCCACGCTCGCCGCAGGTGCTACCACAGTGCAAACCGGCGCCGTCCGTGGCGGCATTGTTTACCTGCAGCTTGCTGCGCTCCTGTAATGGGCATCGCCTACTCCCCGGAAGGCATTGCGATCAGTGACGACCGCAACCCCAGTCGCCCCCCGCTGTTGCTGCCGGCCACAGCCACCCAGGCGGAGATCGACTCGGCGGCACTGGAGTATCTGCAGCCTGAGCCAGAGCCCGACTACGACGGCTTCGGCTTGTGGCTGCTGACCACCCCCGAAATCCTGGCGGCCTATGACGCCGCATTCGCGGGCAACAAGCTCACCGCGGGGACGCTCCCATCGGCTGTGCTGGCTGCCGCCGGAGGCGAGCCGAAGCACCTGCGCACCACGCTGCTGCTGCTGCACGGCCAGGGCCTGCTGGGGCAGGAGACCATCGGGTCGATGCTGACCAAGGCCCAAGAGTGCAGCCTGCCGCCTGAGTTCTTGCAGGCGATGCAGTGCGACGCTCCTGCGCCTCGACTGGTCCGCGCCCGCGACGAGGAGGGTCAGTACGAGGGTGACGATCCCTCCACGCCGGACATCAACGAGGCGTGGGTGGAAGTTGAGCAGTCCTGATGGCCAGGCAGCTGGCAACCTGGCAGCCACTGCCTGAGCCCTACAGCACCGACTTCCGCTACTTCCTGGTCATCGTCTGGCGCCACCTGGGCCTGCCGGACCCCACGCCTAT